ACTTGGCCTGCAAGCGTTAAGTTCCCTGCTGATACTGCACCAACTCTTTCCACCGGTAAAACCCACCTCTTTGTCTTTGTCACCGATGACGGTGGTACACGTTATCGCGGTGCTGCCCTTGCTGATTATGTGAACTGATATGGATCCTATTACACAACAAACAACACTAGCATCCGCTGGTGGTAAGAAAGATCCTGTTTACGTTGACGACGTATTTTCGACTTATCTGCACGCAGGTGAAAATTCTTCGTCAACCATTAATAATGGAATTGACTTAAGTGGCGAAGGTGGGTTGGTTTGGGTAAAAACTAGAGACAACACTTATAGTCATTTTCTCTTTGACACCGAAAGAGGAACGACAAAAGCTATAAGCTCAAATCTTACTAATGCAGAATTTACTGAAAGCAAAGGTGTAACTGCATTTAATAGTAACGGATTTAACATCGGAGGCTCAGGTGGTGATATTGGCTTTAACGGAAGTGGTACTGATTATGCCTACTGGACATTCCGCAAAGCGCCTGGATTTTTTGATGTTGTTACTTATACAGGAAATGGAACGGCTGGACGTACTGTCTCTCATAATTTAGGCAGTGTTCCTGGCTGCATACTTATTAAAAGAATTGATTCTGCAGATGGTTGGGCTGTTTACCATAAAAACACCGAAGGTTATTTTAATTACGATCCACCAGAAAACTTGATTACTTTTTTAAGTAATTCAAGTGCTGCTACTGGAGGTATCGTTTATTGGAATGACACGGTTCCCACAAGCAGTGTTTTCACTCTTGGGAGCAATTCTATTGTCAACGGCAGCGGCATGAGCTATGTCGCTTATGTTTTTGCATCTGAAGAGGCTGCCTTTGGCGCTAATGGAAACGAGTCTATTATTAAGTGTGGGAGTTATACGGGTAACGGCACGAGCGGCTCTTCTGTTAATAGTATTGATCTTGGTTTTGAGCCACAGTGGGTAATGATTAAAAAGACCAGTTCTACTGGAAACTGGCTAATGTTTGACACAATGAGAGGGTTTCCTGCTGTTGGCAGCGAAGACGAGTACATTTACGCAAACTCTAATAATGCAGCCGCTCCTCATCAATACGGAGGTCCTACATCAACTGGTTTTCAAGTAGAAGGCACGGATGGCGATGCTAACGGAAATGGTGCTACTTACATCTACATCGCAATCCGCCGTCCGCATAAGCCGCCCGAAACAGCAGCCAAATGCTTTGATGTGTTTACACAAGCCGGTTCTAATTCTACGCAGCTGCGCCCTGGTACGGCTGGCTCAAGCGTTACAGACATGGCACTTATTAAAAACACAGGCTCTAACTATGATTGGGTTTTAGGCACTAGGTCAATGGGACCCTACAACCTCGCCACAAACAATAGTAGTGCTGAGTCGACAGGCAGGTTCGGTACATCCATAAACGTTTGGGATCAGATGAGTGGTACTGAACTTCAAGGCGGAGTTAGTGGCATAAACGAGTCTTCAGGAAATTATGTAAACTATCATTTTACCCGCAAGCCTGGATTTTTCGATGTAGTTGCATATGCAGGACATCAATATAGAGACGCCTCAACAAATATCTCAAGTGTGCCTCATAACTTGGGTGTAGTCCCAGAAATGATTTGGATTAAGTCTAGAAATCTTAGTAGCTCATCTTCTAAATGGGTCGTGTATCACAAGGATTTAGGTACGTCCAGCTTTGGCGTCTTAAATCTTGACGAGACGGTAAGTACAAACTACTTTCTTGGTAACACTCCTACCAATAGTGTTTTTAAATTATTTGCAGGAGGTTTTTCAACGGTTGATACCTCTGGAAATGATTACGTTGCCTACCTATTTGCAACCCTACCCGGTATATCAAAGGTAGGTTCTTTTACAGGAGATGGTGCTAGTAATAGAACTATTGATTGTGGTTTTACTACAGGCGCTCGCTTTGTAATGATAAAACGTACCGACTCATCTGCTAGTTGGTTTGTATTTGACAGTGCTCGTGGGATTGTTTCTGGCAATGATCCTTATTCTGTATTTAATCAGGATAGTGCTGACGTTACTAGTACTGATTTTATTGACCCCAATAACGTTGGTTTTGAAATAGATACTAATAACTCTGATATTAATGCCAGTGGCGGCTCCTACATCTTCTACGCAATCGCTTAAATAACTAACTATGGAAATTAGAAATCGATCAACTAGTGAGCTGACTACTGTTAGTCAGTTCAAAGCAACACAACCGAATACAAGCTTCCCTAAGCAAATTACAACTGAAATCCTTGATAGTTATGGTTATGACGCTGTACTAAACGGTGCTCAAGCGACTGTAACTGCACCTTATGGTGTCAGCACCCGTAGTGGTGTCGAACAGATTGATGGCAAGTGGTTTACTAAGTTTATCGCTGGTCCAGTCTTTACTGACACTACAGATAGCGAAGGTAACGTAACTACAGCAGCAGATAACGAAGCTGCATACCGTGCAGGTATTGATACAGAAGCTGCAGCATCAGTACGCACCCAACGTGACAAGTTACTGGCTGAGACGGATTGGGTTGTAACCAAAGCAAAGGAAACATCAACCAATATTCCTGCAGCTATCAAAACGTATCGCCAAGAACTACGAGATATCAGTGCTGCTGAAGGTTTTCCACACACTATGACTTGGCCTACAAAACCATCTTAAATTATTATGATTACCCTTATCCGTCCAATCCTGTTCACTTTTATCCAATCTCCAAAGGTCAAACGTTTGATTGTTGACCTGCTGCGGAAGTTGGCTACTACAACAGAAAACACCGTAGATGATAAAGCAGTTGACTTTATCGAACGGGGCTTATTTAGTGCTGAGTAATGGAGTGGGTAGAGCCACCTAAACTACCCTCTTTATTCCTCCCTAACGCGCCTAATTTACCCATACCTATACTAGAGGTACCAACAGCAGATGTGCCGTCTTACAGGCCGCTTGTGGTGCCTCCTAACACGCTTAGGCCGCCTCCAGGGATAGAGGGTATTAACTCTGATCCTGCTCCTGAAGCAGATAAAGAGACTCCCACAGCACAACAAGTAACCCCTGCGGTTACTCCACCTGAAGCTCAGATCATACAAGTCCCATTTACGGACATTGAAGTCCCGATGCCGACTACTACGATCATGACTACAGCAGCAACTACAGCATTTATTTCTGTAGCTGCCACCCTTGCTGCTACATCACTATTTAAATACTTAGTGATGCTTATGAAACCCATATTTAAGCAAGCATGGAACAAGTTACAAAAAAAGAAGACCCCAACGAAAAGCCCAAAAACTTCTTAGCTAAGGTAAAAGAAAACACAGATGACGAGCTTCAGATTATAGGTACTTTTGTACGTCTAGGAGTTGTGGTGTGGAGTGGTTTTATTATCACTTTAAACTACGTAGAATTACCTATGTTTCAAAAAAGCGCTGGTGGTGACATAACTTTTCCTGCTTCTATATTTACAGGTGCACTAGCGACATTTGGTTTATCCACATCTAACAATAAGTCCAACAGTAAACCCTCTGATCCTAAAAAGAAAGAAGAATGAAACGCTTACTCGTCCTTTTAATGTTAGCTAGCCCAGCTACAGCACAAGTTACTCCTAACTTTACGCAGGGGTCAATGCAATCAACCACTACTACCACCACTGATATTGATCGCACAATTGCAACCAATGTTTATGGTGGCGATTACTCATCATGGTCAGGAACAAACGTAGTTCCCAGCTCAGACATTGCTGGAAGCTCAACAACCTATTCAGTACATACTGCTGGCGATCAATTTCAACTAGAGATTGTAACGAGAGCAGCAGGCAAGATTCAAGACAGCCTCGTAACAGAAACCATCGAACAGGTTTCTACTACTACTTCCTTATCGGTCTTCTCTCAGTAGCACCTGCTTACGCAAACGAAGAACCAACAGTTAGAAATACATCAAACCCTGTAGCTGCGGCAACAGGCAATGTTACCAATCAAGCGGTGCAATTCCAGAACAATGGAGCACCGTCTCGTCAATACTTTGCAGGTAATAATAGTTGCAATGGAACGACCATGCAGTTCTCGCCCTTTTATATGGGCAACGATACTATTCCTTACGATAGTGAAGGGTATGTACGCAGCAATAACTACGGCGTACAGTTGAACTTCTCCGTACCACTAGATGGTGGCATGGTAGAAACCTGTAAAGGTATAGCTCGTAAACACGAGCAGAAAATGAGGCTTGATTACGAGCTTGTACGTGCTCTTAAATGTACAGAAATTATGAAAGATGGGTTTACCTTTAGACCCGGAAGTCGTGTCGAAATGATTTGCCACGACATCGTACCAATCGTATCATTAAATGATAGAAGCGATAGTAACTCTCTCGATAGCAGTAGTAGCAGCGGGAGCAACACTGAACAATCGACTACACCAAAGAATTAACAACGTACATGATCGCATTAGTGGTCTTGATCGTCGTATTGACGGCGTAGAACTGACGGTTGCTCAGGACTACGTTTCTAAAACAGAACTCAAGTCTATGATCGACCGTATGGAAGATCACATGATACGTATCGAAGGCAAACTAGATCAAATAGTACTAAGAAATGGCAGCTAAAAAAGCTACAGAAGATCATTTTAATGAGCTTCATAACCTTGTGACGAAAGAGTTTCTAGCACGTGTCAAATCGGGCGAAGCAACTACACAAGACCTAAAAGCAGCCTGTGATTGGCTTAAAACTAATGACATCAGCGGTGTTGCTTATGACGGTAACCCCTTATCCAAACTCGCTCAGATCATGCCTGAGATTGACCCTGAACTAGTACAGAAAAGACTTTATGGCTCATCAGTCCGGTAAATCCACA